ATCCGCTTTTCCTTATGAAAAAAAGACCGTTGACTTGGTTTTGTCAACGGTCTGAGGCGTAGCATTAAGCTACGCCCCGGCGGTGTAAAGGTGGTGTGGGATATGAGAGCATTTCTCTATTGCCGTGTCGCCCATGACGATTCTTTCGCATTGGAACACCAGCGGTTTCTGCTCCAGCTCTACGCAAAGAAGGCGGGATATACCATCATCGGCACTGCGGACGAATGCGGCAGTGGGCTCACATTAGACCGCCCGGCGCTCCAGAAAGTGACCGAGGCCGTTGCCGCTGGCAGGGTGGATGTGGTGTTAGTCCATAGCATGACCCGGATAGGCCGGGAGTGGGGGATGACCCAACGCTACATTGACCTGCTAACCCGACACAAGGTAAAGCTCCTGTGTATCCGGGATCGGCTGCTGTTCGATGAAAACGGCGCTGCCCCAATTTTGACAATAAAAAATGCGGAGTGTCCTTTGTAGGATACTCAGATCCTATAAGGACACTCCGCATGGTCGAGGTGACAGGATTTGAACCTGCGACCTTTTGGTCCCGAAGCCACCCAGCAGGATTGCATTTTATACAGAAACTTCCGTGTATCATTGCATATTCGATTGTTCAAGAAATTCAAGCATTTGCCCATACATCCGAGAATGAGGACTACCACATTTTTACCACAGCGCACCGAAATTAAGGCTGATTTTCGTCCTCGACGGAGAATGGAAGGGCAACCATCGTGCGCTTATCAATCCAGCTATCGAGGTATTCTACCATCTGGTTCCGGGATGCTGATTCTCGTTCCTTGGAAAGATGAGTATAGAGGTCGAGGGTTACGCGGATGTCGGCATGACCGAGGAAATACTGTGCGGCTTTGACTGGGACGCCAGCATCGTAAAGGGCAGTCGCATATGTGTGCCTCAAGTCGTGAGCCGTGAAGGAAAAGAGCTTCCTGTCCGGCTCTTTTTTTGTTGCCTGTTTTCTCTCGATATCCGTCCGTCTGCCTCGTTGTGTTGGAGGTTCGCCGTTCAGGATGCGCTCCATCACCTTGCAGAATGTTTCCAGGCCACGAGACACCGCGCTCTCCGTCAGTAGTTTGTGTTTTGCAGATAGACATACAAGACCGGTCCTTTCAGATTCAGGGAACGACATGAGCGCGGCATACAAGGCCTGGCATATTGGGATAGTCCGCAGCCCCGCGTCCGTTTTTGCCCGCCGCTCGATGATTGTGCGGTTCGATTGGATGACAGCAACCTCACAGACCGTGAGCGTCCTCGCCGTCAGATTGACGTTTTCCCAGCGAAGGGCCATCATCTCCCCGCGCCGGAGGCCACACAGCAGCATTAGCAGCACCCATATTCCCGCATGGCTCGCCCCTGTGTTCCAGTTGGCAAGGATATGCTCAATCTCCCAGCGCTCCAATGCCCGGTGTGAGCCTTTCTCAAATTGCGGGAGTATGAGGCCGTCCGCTGGATTTTCGGAGATGATTTTATTCTTCCTTGCGCGTTCAAAAACCCGCCTCATGGCCTGACGGTATTTGTCTACCGTCGAGTAGGACATACCGGCCAGTTCATTCAGGGCTTTTTGCAGGTCAACCTCTGTCACATCGGCAACGCGAAGCTTTCCCAGCTTTTTGACAAGGCGATTATATGGCACATCATCCATTTTGAGATATGCGCCGTTCACGCGGGTGCGGTAGGTTTGTTTAAAGATGGAGACCCATTCGGACACGGTGATGTCTTTGCTGAATTTCGCGCCGACCAAAGCGGAAGCACGATATTCGTCGCGCTTCCTTTCTGCCTCGGCTCTGCTGTGGCCATAGAAGTATTTCCTATCGGGCCGCCCGTCCGGCTTATATCCGATTTGGAGCGATACCTGGATTAACCCGTCAGGGCGTTCTCCCTTGCGCTTGCGCTTCGATTTCGTGTCGGCCATAGTTATATTATTTCAGGCTCGGATGCAGCCAAATGTCTGTAACGTTGTCCTGAATTTGATTAGCGCTGATTGCCTCAGCAGCGATGCCGTCTATTGTGGATTTTGGCACAGTAAAGGAAATAACTTTCGCTTCGTCGCCGCTCGTCATATCCGCTACTGCCCAGTATTGTATTTCATCATATTGGTCAAAGCCGTCCCGCTGAATCAGGGCCTGTATATTCAGAAAGTTCTGAAAAATGGTCGCATCATTGGAGTAGGACGGTTGAATCTTTGCCTTCACGATGATGTTATTCGTAAACGGGGTTTGATTCAAAGACACCAGTTCGCCGAAGCTCAATTCCAGAGCGCCTTCGGATGGTTCGCTGTGATTTTCTTCCGAAAGTGTTGGTGTGGATGTAGCCACGGGAACGGCATCTGGATTGTCAAGCAGGATTTCGCTTCCGACCCGAACGAACGTAAGGCAGAAAACCCCATCGGAGAAAATGCCCTCGGCGTATACATCCGGCTTTTGCTTGTTGTTCTCTGTGTCCCTATAGTCGATATGCGTGGACATGGTGTAGCGTTCCCAGCTTTTCGTGTAGGTGTAGTTCATCCACGCCCATGATATAGATATTCCCCTTTCCTCGAATGCCGCATCAACGATGCTTTTCGTGGCTTCGAGAATGGCATCCTTGCCAGCCTCGTTCGGCGTATGATTGCGCTCAATTTCTGCATCAATTTCGGCCTTTAGCGAGAGAAGTTGTTCTTCGTTCAACTTCGAAAGGTCGATTCCGAAAGTGCTTTCCGCAATTGAAGGCGCTGAAAAGAGAATGAGAATGAGAGCCAAGACAGTTGCAATAGTTTTTTTCACGTCAATTCCCTCCGTATCACGTTGTAGGTATTCCCTTCCTGGATGAGCGCTATTCCCTGATAGTTCCCCACTATCCAATCGGCAACGAACGAATCGTAGCGAGCTGTAATGTCATGCATAAAGGCGTCGATGGGAGTAGGTTCGTCAAGTGTCTTGCTGATGTATCGAGCGCAGTCGCGCCGCCACTCCAAGGTTGCCACTCGCAAGGTAAGCTCAGATGCTTCTAGAAAGCGACAAGTGATGTACGTTTTTCTAGCTTCATCCCACTGACCATCACGCATGAGGTGTTCCGCTGCTTCGTCACAGCACTCTATTAAGTGGTTCATTTCATGTGACCTCCTATGCTACTGGCAATGCTCAAGCAATGCTTGGAGCATCGAAAAAACATGCTCAAGCATTGCAAGATTTTTACCAAAATTTCAAAAATTCAAAAAAAAGCGATAAAAATGCTTGGAGCTATGCTTGGGCAATGCTCCAAGCATAAAAACGTATGCTCCATGCATCATATAGTGATGCCATAAGCAATGCTTGAGCAATGCTTGGAAATGCCAATATATTTACTTTACTAGTAGAGGTATATATACTATATATTCTCTTACTCTCTACTACGTAACTTATATTCACTATTGAATGAGGATAGCCTCACCCCATTTTTGTTTCGCCCTCTGCAACGCTGTCATTCCCCTGCATGGCCTTGGAGCGCAGCTCTATAATAGCCGCATTGAGGACGACGTTTCTGCCCATCCAGTCAAGTTGGCGCAGGAGGCCTACGAGGCGGCTTTCTTCCTCGGACAGCAGGACGTAGCCATCTGGAATCACCTCAACAACATCTTGATGAGGTGCGCCCTCAAGCAGCTCTTCCGGGGACATACCGAGCAGTCGGCAAATCGGCATGATATAGGCAGATGGAATGCTTTCACTATTTGTCTTAATCCACGTGTTCACCGTGGAGGGCGTGACGTTGACAACTTCGGCAACTGCCTTCTGCGTGATGCCCTTTTCCTTTAGGGCGGCAGCGATGCGGGACGAGATGGTCATGGTCATCCTCCTTTGAATTTAATACCAAAAAATAAAAGAAATTGAATAAACCATATTGACAGATTAAATCTGCCGTAGTAGAATAAGCCCATCAGATACGGAATACTGAATATCAGTACGGTATAACGTATTTTGAGAGCTTGGCTTGTTGGTGAATGCAGAAAACCATCATCATTCTACCACAAATTAAGCGACTAAACAATAGTTTAATCTTTGAGAAAGGAGAAACGATGAATGGCTACGACGGAGATTCGCAAGCGCGTCCGAGACAGGTCTTGGCTTGAGAAAGCCCGCCGACTCAAGGGAAGGACGCAAGGCGAAGTCGCGGAAGTCGCCGGATGTTCCGAGGTTTTCTACAACCGCATTGAGAAGGGGTTACAGCTACCCAACGTAGAACTTGCGGTTCGCATTACCGACTTCCTCGATTGCGACATCCACAGCTTTCTCGACGAGAAGATTCTTAGCGATGATTAGGAGGGCTGCGCATGGTAAGCAACCGTATTAGGACGCTGCTTTCTGACAGAAAGATGTCTGCGAAGAAGCTTTCCGACGAGTTGACGGACTGCAATGCCGCAATCCTGTCGTACATCATCAACGGGAGAGCCCTTCCGACAGCCGATTCCTTAAAGGAAATGTGCGAGCTGCTTGGGTGCGCCCCGACAGACTTGTATGATTCCAAGGACGTTGACCTCCTTTCTGTCTTTGAGAAGTGGCGAACCGATGTGGCTTGCCTTGATTCGGAGGTCGGAAAATGGTTCGACCCGGAAGAATCCGCAGCCCTTCGGAAAGCCCTCGCCGCCCTCGGTTATTCCTGTGTCGGCGAGTGGATTCGGGAGATGTGGCGCAGCACCCTGCTCAAGTATCTGGAGAGCTTCGGAGGGCCTGCAATCAATCTATCCGAGGTTATCTTAGCAGAAAGTCAGGGCGAGTGATATGGCGGTTTTTGCAGGAAGTGACCTGAAAAAATGGCGCGAATCGCAGGGAATGAGTGCCGCAGACCTCGCGGAGCGCATTTCGTGCGACACGACAACACTGTATCGCTACGAAAGCGGCAAGCTCAAGCCAAACCCCGATGTAATGTTTCAAATCTGCGAGGCGTTGGGTGATATTGACCGCTGGACTTCGTGGATGCGAACCGAGTATCCGACCAGTTACGGAAGGATGCACCCGGAAACCGCAGTTTTTTCATTGCCCGGTGCGCTCATGTCCATGTATGCAGAAATTGCGGACGTGATGGAACTTGAGCGAGAGACGATGCGCGACGGCGCGGACGGAGTGATTTCCAATACAGCGCTTGAAGCGAAAATCAGAAAAGAGGTTACTGACATGATTCAGAGTGCCCAAAGGGTCAGAAGCCTCATTTCTGCGAGGAATAGCGAGAGCTGATGCGGAGGTGGAGCCGATGCCAGCACCCAAACGGCGCTATTACAGCACCAAGGATGTCATGGAGATACTCGGCATAAGCAAGTCAAAAGCCAACGCCATCATGCACATGTTTGAGTACCAAGGGAAGCTGCTGCGGGAAGGAAAACTCATGAGGGTTGAAGTTTCCGTGTTCGAGAAGTGGTTGGAAGAAAAGGTCACAAATAGCAGCATGTGAGCCGCCAGCATGGCGAGAGTTTGGAGGGAAGTACGATGCAGGAACAAACTGACAAGGGCGCAGCCGTGATTATGATTCGCGGGCATGGTGAGGCCAGACTGCGTAAGGCGATACAGCAGGGGCTTGTAAGCAAGGATTTATATTCAGATATTGAGGAGGTACTCCAGGAAATCAATAAGGCCCGTTTTGACCTCGATGTAGCCAATAAGCTTCTTGAGGATGAACGCAGGAGCTACTATAGATTTGAAAAGCTCTATCACCAATGCGTCTTGGCAAAGCAGAAAGAGGACATGCGCAAAAAGCGATTCGATAACATCAAAGGTGGAGCAATCCTCTTTGGCATGGTGTTCATTGTTGTACTGCTTTGTATGATGATTTGCAGAGTTATATTCGGATAACGCAGGGGGGACGAAATATGCGGCTCATTCTTGATAAAATGCGCATTGCTAATTTTAAGGGCATAAGCGAGCTTGAAATCAGCTTCGGAGAGAGTCAAACTAGCATTTTCGGCATGAACGGTACCGGCAAAACCACCTTGGCTGATGCGTTCAGTTGGTGTTTGTGGAACAAAGATTCACACGGAAATGCCCCCGGTACCGATGCTTTCAGGGATAAGCCCCTCGATGAGAATGGAAACGAGGTTCACAATCTCGATACCACCGTCGAGCTGTATTGTCGATTGGATGGTCAGCCCTTCAATCTGCGCCGGACACAGCGTGAGAATTGGGTTAAAAAGCGCGGCTACTCCGAAGCGCAGTATCAGGGCAACGCCTCTATCTACTGGATTAACGACGTTGAAACCAAGCTGTCCGACTTCCGCGCCCGCATCGGGCAAATCACCAGCGAAGAAGTGTTCCGGCTCATTGCCAGCCTGTCCGCTTTTAATGCGCTGGATTGGCAAAAGCGCCGCGAACAGTTGCTTGCCCTCTCCGGCAGCGATGTGGATGGCGAATTGCTCGCCCGCCCGGAGTACAGTTCCCTCGCGGATGAGGCTGCGCAGCGCAATATCAGCATCGCGGATTTGCGGAAGGTGCTAGCCGACCAGCGCAAGCGCACCAATGAAGAATTGCGCATGATTCCCGTCCGCATTGACGAGGCAAGAAAAGCCCTGCCCGTCCTCAAGGGAACCGAAATCCGCGATGCGGAGTACATCATCAAGGACAGCCTCGCGGACATCGAGCGCATTGAAGGTTATATTGCCGAGGAAAAGGCGCAGGCTGGGGTTGGCGATAGTCGGATGAAGGTTCTGGCGCTTGAGCAGGAGCTTGTTTCCGCAAAGCGCCGTTTGGGCGATGAACATATGGCCGCACGGAAGAAATTGCAGTCCGAAGCAGACCTCGCCTCCGACACCTTCCGCAGACTGTCTGCGCTTCTTGCAGAATCAAAAAAGAAGTTGGACGAAGACAAGATACGCCTTGAAAGAAAGACCTCCGAGCGCGACAAACTTCGCGAAAAATTTGTTACTGTGCGCGATGCTCCTGTTGCCGCAGCGGAAACCGTATGCCCATATTGCGGTCAAGATTTGCCGCCCAATTCGGTTGAAAAAGCCAATCAGAAGTTGGTGGACGTGAAGCGCGAAGAACTGGCTGCTATTAAGCAGGAGGGCAAGGCACTATCCGAAGTTGTTGCAAATCTCGCAATAACTGTGCAGGAGGATGAAGCAGAAGTCGCGGAGCGCAAGGCGAAAGCCGATGCAGCGATGGCTGAACGCGATGCCGCATATGAGAAGGTTCGCACTTATCCTTCCGCACCTGACTTCGATGCAGAACCGCGCATCGCGGAGATTACCGCCCTGCTTGAGGACGAGCGAACTGCCATGAAGTCCTCGCCGGATGAAAAACTGCGCGGATATGAAAACCGCAAGGCAGAGCTGCAAACCATCATTGACCGAAACCGCGCCATCCTCGCCAAGCGCGATGCTGGTCTTGACACCCAAAAGCGCATCGAGGCATTGGAGGTTCAACAGAAGGAATACGGCGCAAGGGTCAGCGAGCTTGAACAGCTCATCGAACTGTGCGAAAGGTTTGTCCAAGACCGCTGCGGTGCGTTGGAGGCTTCCATCAATTCGCAGTTCCCCACCGTCCGATGGAAGTTGTTCGACATCCAAATCAACGGCGGTATTGTGGATTGCTGCATGTGCATGATTCCGTGCGACAGCGGTTTGGTGGCTTATGAGTGTGCAAACACCGCCGCGCAGGTCAACGCCGACATGGAAATCATAAACGTTCTTTCCGACCACTATGATTTGCGGCTCCCTCTTTTCGTGGACAATTCCGAGCGAGTGAATGTTCTCGCCCATACTGATTCCCAGCTCATCACCCTGTCCGTTTCCACGGATAGCGCGTTGAGGATAGAAAACGACAAGGAGGTTATCGCACATGGCTGACAACCAGATGACACTCAAAACGAACGGCCTTGCCAAGCTGAAATCGGTTTTGAACAACGAAACGATGCAGCAGAGCTTCCGCAACATCCTTGAGGAAAACGCGGGCGCGTTTATGGCATCCATCATTGAACTGTACCAGTCCGATAGCGCTTTGCAGCGCTGCGACCCAAACAAGGTTATTCTCGAAGCGCTCAAAGCTGCCACGCTCAAGCTTCCCATCAACAAGCAGCTCGGCTTTGCCTATATCATCCCGTATGGCAATGTTCCGACCTTCCAGATGGGCTATAAGGGATATATCCAGCTTGCCCAGCGCAGCGGTCAGTATCGGTATATCAATGCCGACCTCGTGTATGAGGGCGAGCAGGTCGCCTATAATCGCATTACTGGTATGCTGGAAATTTCCGGCACGGCGAAAAGTGAAACGCCCATCGGCTACTTTGCCTATTTCCAGCTCCTGAATGGCTTTGAGAAGTGCGTGTATTGGACGCGGGAGAAAGTCGAAGCCCATGCCAGACGGTACAGCAAGGCATGGAGCAAGCAGGATTCTCCGTGGCACAACAACTTCGATGCGATGGCACTCAAAACCGTCATCCGCAACATCATTTCCAAGTACGGCGTGATGTCCGTGGAGTTTGCGAACGCTATTGCAAACGATGGAGCTGATGAGCGTATCGAAGCGGAAATCGCCGCGAATGCCAATGGTCGCCCGATTGCGATTCCAGAAACTGGCGAAATCATCGATGCACAGCCTGTAGCTGCCATTGCCCCCGGCGATGTACAGGTGTCCGATGATGATATGGACCCCGGATTCTGATGCGCCTCCGCGTGGTTTCTACGGGCAGTAGCGCAAATTGCTACTTGCTTGAATCTGGAACGGAAGTCCTTATGCTTGATGCAGGGCTGCCCATCCGAAAAGTTCTCCCGTACATAGAGGACTTCCGTTCCGTGGTTGGATGCCTCATCACCCATGAGCATGGCGACCATTCGCGAGGTGTCGCAGAACTCATCCGGCGTGGCGTTAAGGTCTACGGGAGCAGGGGGACGTGGAAAGCGCTCAACAATAGCGCTTTAATGAGATTCAAGACCGTCAGACCGCTTTCACCAATACAGGTCGGGGGATTCACCGTCATGGCATTTGAAACGCAGCATGATGCCGCTGAACCTCTTGGATTCCTGATTCGGGAGGACAGGACGGGGGAGAATGTGCTTTACGCCACGGACACCTATTATCTGCGCTACACCTTTCCGGGTGTCCATTACTGGATTGTCGAGTGTAATTACTGCGATGATGTGTTGGACGACGAGATGCGAAGCGGAAAGCTGGATGCCGGGCTTCGCCGAAGATTGCTCGAATCACACATGTCGCTCCGGCGCCTAAAAGATACCCTTGCAGCCAATGACCTTTCCACGGCAACGAAAATTGTGCTGGTCCACCTGTCCGACAACCGCAGCGATGAACAGCGCATGGTGCGTGAGATTGAGGCATTGACGAACGTGGAAACCATTGCCGCAACAAACGGCATGAGCATCCAGCTTGACAGAATCCCATTTTGATTTACGAACGGAGGCGAATACAGTTGGCTGAAAGGCCTATCAAGAGCCTGTCCGACTTGATGGACGGCGGCGTTGAGGAACGGTTCAACGATGCGCTTGCGAAGGTTTGGGAGAATGTGTACGACCCGAATACCGAAGCGCGGAAAGCTCGCGAGGTTGTCATGAAGGTCAAAATTATCCCCAACGAGCGTCGCGATTCTTGCGACTTCCGCGTGGATGTTGTACCGAAACTCGCACCCCCTGTAAGTTTGTCCCAGACCGTCATGCTCAATATTGGCACCAATGGTGAGATTGTCGCCACGGAACGTACCGACCAAATCCCCGGCCAGTTTGATATTGATGGCAATGAGGCTCCCATCCCCCGTACTGTCCAATTCCCTAAAGTTGAAAGAGCGTAATACGAAGGAGGTAACAACATGGATAATAATTCCGGTTTCTTTGTCGGAGCAGATGAAGTCGCTCAGTACCTTGTCGGAGTTGGCAGAGAGCTGATGCAGGAGAAGCAAAAAGCTGAGTGTGCCACGATGGATGTCGAGGGCGTAAAAATGTTCTGGAACGCCAGTGCCCGCAGGTGGGAGCCGATTCTCATGCCTGTTTTGCCGGATGAGCCTTTCCCCGCTCCGTTGGAGTTCTTTACCCTCGATGGATTTATCGCTTATGTGAATGAGAACACCGAGGGCATGATTGAGGATGAAAAGCGGTACATTGCACAGGTCATTGATGAAAAGACTGTTGCCCTGCTCAGTCACCCTTCTGAGAACAACAAGAAGCGCCACTTCATTGCGATTTGCAAGGCTCATGTGCCGGACATTGTGTTTGAGCGCTACCTTGACACGGAGCGTTTCAATACGATGTTGCTCTCTACTTTCATCGACACAGATGCTCGTAAAACTCTGTTCACTGTAGTTAAGTCTATGACAAAGGAACAGAATTGCAACACCACTGATGATGGCGTATCTCAGGTTATCACCGTGAAGCAGGGTATCTCTACTGCGGCGAATGTGCAGTTCCAGAATCCCGTACCTCTCAAGCCCATGCGCACGTTCAGCGAGGTTGACCAGCCTGAAAGCAACTTCACCTTGCGCGTGAATGAGAATGCGGAGTGCGCCCTGTTTGAGAGTGACGGCGGCGCATGGAAGAACGAAGCGGTATCCCGTATTGCATACTACGTCCGGCAGAAACTCTTTGCTTCCAACGTGGTTGTGATGGCATAAACTTAGGCGCCGGGAGGGTATAAGCCCTCCCGGCAATCGGAGGGCAAACCAATGAGGGCAACATATTTCAGTCACGACGAGGACGCAAGGAACGACCCGAAAGTGACGAAGCTCCGAACGAAATTTGGAATGGAGGGCTACGGTTGCTACTTTGCCTTGCTGGAAATGTTCTCAACGGAGAGCGCCCATCGTTTGGATTATTCGCAGGAGCAATTCGAGGCGATAGCTTATGACCTCCATTGCACCTTGAACGTCAAGGATTTCATTGACAAATGCCTTGAGGTCGGGTTGTTGCAGACTGACGGCGAGACGTTTTGGAGCGAATCGTTCAACAGGCGGCTTGAAGTCACAGCCGCGAAAGCCCAGCGTCGCTCTGAGAAATCTCAAAAGGCAGCCAAAGCCCGCTGGGGTAGAGCAAAGCAGAATGAACCACCGTTGCCGCCAGAACCTCAAGAGGACATCCTTTCGCTTGATTCGCTCAATCAGGATTGGGTGCGCTTCGTTCATGTGTACGAGCAGAATCTTGGGCTTATTCCGCATGGAGGAACCAAGACCGGGCAGCTCATTGAGGATTACTTCGACGAGCTTGGTGCCGATGTGATGTGCAAGGCCGTGGAGGTTACGAACCTCGCGCAGCCTGACAAGCCAGCGGTTTTCATGCTCGCAATCCTCAAAAAGTGGGTGGAGCTTGGCGTAAAAACCGTTGAGCAAGCCGAGGCCGCCACGAAAGACCATAACCGAAAAGCGTCTGTCAGAGCAAGGCGGCAGGGACAGCAGACCGATGAAGCCGCTGGACAGGCGAACGGAATCCGTGGAAAGTTCTACTGATGGAGGTATGCGCAATGGCAGATGACAACTACGTTTCCGACCAAATCATGCAATCGGGAACGACGAACTTTGCTTCGCAGGAAGCGGAAGAAAGCGTCTTGTATTCGATGCTGACAAAAGGCGATGACCTTTCTTCCGCGCTGAATGACATTTCCGAGGGGGACTTTTATTTCGCCGAATACGGAAAGGTGTTTCGTGCAATTAAGGCAACTGCGGCAAAGGGACTTGCTGTTGACCTCGTTACTGTGGATGCCACCATATCGGAGTTGTTCCCTGACGAAAGCAGGACGATTTCAAATGCGATGGTTGCCTGCCTGCACGGCGGCACGTCTTGGAGAAACATTGACAGCTATATTCGCGTCGTGAAAGAACTGTCAGCGAGACGGCAGAGCATCCGCTCTGTCGAGGAAATCATCAGCCAGCTCCGCGACCCAATGCAAGACCTCGGCGCAGTCCTTGATAAATTGAGAACTGAAAGCCGGAACATCGAGGTTAGTAAGCACAAAATCGTCAGTATGCTGGATATCATGATGGCAACCTATGAATACCTCGAAAAGAGGGCAAAGGGCGAAGAAAAATCCATTACCACAGGAATTCCAAATGTCGATGCGCTGATTGGTGGATTCTTCGGCGGCGAACTTACTGTGATTGGTGCCCGCCCATCCGTTGGCAAATCTGCTTTCGGCGCGAACATCGCAATCGAAGCAGCCAAGAAGGGATTCAAGGTTGCAGTCGTTTCCCGCGAAATGACGGATATTCAGTTCGGACAGCGCATGATTTCTCACGACACGTTCATCGACGGTATGAAGCTGCGCAAAGTCGACCTCTCCGCAGATGACTGGTGCAGCATTGCAGAGGTGCTTATGCCGCTTTCCAATCTACCCATATCCTTCATGTTCACTGTGCGCACGGTTGAGGATTTGCGCCGGGAGTGCCAGAAAATGGTCGATAAGAACGAGCTGGACATGCTCATCGTGGACTATTTGCAGCTAATGCACACCACGAAGAACATCAAGGAAGAACACCTGCGCGTCGGCTACATATCCAAGTCCTTGAAGGACATGGCAACCGATTTCAACATTCCTATCATTGCGTTGGCACAGGTGAACCGCGACACAGATGGGCAGATGCCCACATTAAAGTCCTTGAAAGCGTCCGGAGACATTGAGCAGGACGCGGATGGGGTTATCTTCCTCCATCGCCCGTCAAGCGCGAATGACCCCTATGTAGACCCTCGCGACAAAGAGTATTTTGCTTCCTACGAAAACAGCGATTTGACATATATCTGCATCGGTGTGGCGAAACAGCGCCAAGGTGCCGTTGGCAAAGCCTGTGTGCTGTTTGATAGCCCGCATATGCGCTACTACCCGATAGACAGAGGGGCGGAGGGCGGGAGTCAATGAACAAGGTTTCGTTCGTAGTACATGGGGAGCCGTTGGGCAAAGGTCGCCCGAAGTTCGATACAAGGGGACCTTATGTCAGGGCGGTAACGCCTCAGAAAACGGTCAACTATGAAACGCGCGTGATGATGGAATATCAGGCTCAATGCGGAGGGGCTTTCTTCCACAGAAATGAGGCTCTCGGCATGAGGATTACGGCGTACAAGCCAATTCCGAAGAGTACAAGCAAAAAAAGAATGCTACAGATGTTGGAAGGTCTGATACGCCCTGGCAAAAAGCCCGATTGGGACAATGTAGGTAAAATCGTCTGCGATGCTCTCAACGGAATTGCGTTTCGGGATGATGCGCAAATTGTTGACGGGAGAACCATCAAGAAGTATTCCGACCAGCCGAGGGTTGAGGTCGAAATTTGGGAGGAAGGCGTGAATGGCTAATGGCACAGCACGGACACAAACGGGATGCAGAAATCAAAGCTATGTGCGATTACTGTGCGTGGCTGTCAGATGCCGCCGCTATTCACGGTGAAGATGCCGACCTTTTCTCTTTCGCCCGGCGCTGCCGGATGATTACCCTGCGCGAGCTTATGCGCGAGAAGGAAGTCACGGGGGAACAAATATACAACGATAGGCTTGCGGACTGTGCCGAGTGCAGAGCCGAGGCCGGCAGGATGTGTATTGACCCCGATACGGGGAAATATCGAGTCTGCAAGTGGTATAAGAGAAAGCCGAAGTTCGATTTTGTCAAGGCGAATTTTGGAGAGCAAGCCATAGGCTTCCTCGAAAAATATGATGATGTAAAAACAGGGAGGAGAAAACGATGATTCAGTTTCAAGAATATTTCACCATGGGAGCTAATGCCTTTATAGTGTTCCTTGGATTTGCGTTGTGCGCGGTTGGAGCATTATGCGCGCTATTGATTGTCTGTGCAGCAATTGGAGCAGTTGTAAACTATATCCGGCGCAATTAGAAGCGAGGAATAATTTATGGAAATAAAAGAAAGAGTACTCGAAATCTTGAAGGACGCTCAATCCACAATCAGCCACGCGATGCTCGAGCTCGAAGCCATTGACAGCGGGCTGGACGTTTCTCCTTTTCCGATGCCCGAAAGTATGACTTTCGCCGAGTTGAAGAATCTGCTTGACAGCGAGAAGATTGGCCTCATGGTGGACGACCACGTCCGAATCAAGCACAGCAGCATCGGAGTAATTGATTGGACTGTCATCGGTGTTGGCATTGATGCGCAGCCCGTTGAAGCTAAGCGCCAGACTGTCACCTTGCAGATGACGCATTGCATGGAGGAGTACCGCTGGTTCAGTAGGCCGACCAAGAAGTATCCATCGGGCCACAATGCCTGGGATGCTTCTTGCCTCCGCTGGTATCTCAACGGCGAGTTCCTTGACGGTTTCTCTGATGAGGACAAGGCCGCATTGATTCCTATCAAAAAGACCACCTATCGAAATAATAAGGATGGAGGTAAGGAGTACAAGACCTTTGACAAGATATTTATCTTGTCTGCCTCTGAACTCGGATTTACGGGAAACAACATCAAGAATGAAGGTGCGGTCTATCCGTTTTTCAACGGTCGTCCTGAAAACAGGAAAAAAACTGATGCTGAAAGCGGCGAGGAATCATTTTATTATCTGCGCTCCCCGAGTCCGTTTAACGACAGCGACGTCCGCTACGTCTACCCGGACGGCTTTCTCGGCAGCAATAGCGCGAACGGTGGCATTGGCGTGGCGGCATCTTGCGTAATCTGATAATCACACAATTTACCCCCCGTTAGGGGCAGAGAAAAGAGGTTCAAGTGATGAAGAAAGTCAAATGCAAGATATGCAAACACAGATTCTCATTATCGAAGGAAATGCTGTACGTTGCACAGGAGATTGCTTGCGGTGTCAATATCTTCACTCCGGCAACCAAGATGTTCGACGCTGTTGATTGCCCGAAATGCGGATGCCAGCTTTTGCTCAACATCAGAGAGCCCGCCGTCGATGCGAAGGGAGGTGCGCCTAATGGCTGACAATGACTGCAATTATCGCATACCATTCCGCAACCAAGAAGGGTATCCCGACCCCACCACGCACGGCGCACTCAGCAACGTCATGCGTGACTATGCGGTGAAGCAGGAGGCGGCGGACAACCGCTGCTCTTGCCTCATCAGGATTCTCAAGAACATCATCGACTTCGCTGGCTTTGACCTCATCGCCCGTATTGAGGTCAGAGACCGTGAGACGGGAAGGGTGTACAAATAATGGGCAGAAAAAGGTCTTTCGTCCAGACACAGAGATTTCTTAACAGCAAAACTTCCTCATCTCGCCGTGAGGACAGGCGGTTTGACGAACAGGAAGAAAAGCGCAAGCGCCGCGCAGCTTTCAACGCCTTGCCGGAGGCGGAAAAGGCTGAAATCTTGAGGAAAAACCAAATCGTACAGCGCATTCAGCGCAACGGTATCACGATAGATGACCTCAAGGAAAACTACGACATCGGCTATAAGGCTGGTTTCGAGAATGCGACAGGGCCCGTAATTAAAACCTGTTACGCCGCAATCTGCCTAGCCTTGCACGAGCTTCACGGTTTTGGCATGAAGCGCTGCCGCGATGTCCTCAATCTGGTTGACCAAAAAATCCTGTACAGCCTTACCAGCGCAGAAGCTATCGAGGAAGTGTGGGAAAAGATTGGTTTGCAGATTGATTTTAACGAAATCCTTGGCGACAGGGTTACAGAAGTGGAGGAACGGTAAATGGAGGACAAAATGCTTGATTTGAACAAGTTTTTCGTGGAAGTTCACGATAATTCTGACAAACACGGCTGGTGGGAAACTGAACGCTCAGTAGGAGAGATTCTTTCCCTCATCCATTCCGAATGGTCGGAAGCGTTGGAAGAATACCGCGCTGGTCGCCCGAATGTGTGGCACAAGTGTGAGGCCCCTATCGAGTATGGGAGCTGCTGCGAAAATGGTGGAGGCGTATGCAGCAAGCCCGTATGCGAATACGCGCTCGGCAAGGACTTTATGAACCCAAAGCCGGAAGGGGTTGCCGTCGAGCTGATTGATGGAGTTATCCGCATTTTTGATTTCATCGGTGCGATTGGCGGGCATCTCAACAACGAGAGTACCATCGACGAATTGCTTGAACACATGGAAGATGACCGAAAGGCCGATTGCAAAACCCCACTTCCTGTGTTTGTGTGCATTCTGCACTTCATCACGTCAGAAGCGTTCAAGCAGCCTGATGTGGAGAATACCGGGGCTGTCCTGATGACTGTCGCTGCGATGGTCATGTACTGGGTGCGGGAAAATGGGCTTGACCCTGAAAAGCTCATGCTAGAAAAGCACGAGTATAATAAGGGCAGGCCGTACAAGCACGGAAATAAGGTCTGTTGATGATTCTTTAACGGCGTTAAAGCCGTTTTCCATTGCATTAGCGAACATCAATGATAAATTATGCAAGCTGGATTTAATTAGCTGACATGCTGGAAACTACGCTTGCTACGGAGGTTTGTATGAACAAGGTCATTTTGATTGGAAATCTAACCCGTGACCCGGAACTCCGAAGGACGAACAGCGGGCTTGCTGTCTGCACTTTCACCCTTGCTGTGAACCGCCCGAAGAACCAAGACGGCGTGTCACTGGCTGATTACATCACTGTCCGGACGTGGAGAACCAGTGCGGAGAACTGCGCAAAATACTTGACGAAGGGGCGCAAGGTTGCCGTAGCTGGCAAGCTCGCCACGCGCAGCTACGACAAGGATGGTCATAAGGTCTATGTCACCGAAGTCGTTGCAGACGATGTGGAGTTTCTGACCCCGCGAAACCAGCAGGGCGATGCTGGGTATCAGCCTGACGATGGAGGTGCTGGTGTTGATGATTCGCAGGGATTCACCACCGTTGACGATGAGGAATTGCCGTTCTGATTCTGACAGCTTTCTGGTCTGGCGGTAGCGGTGACTGCCGCCAGACCATTGGAGGGAAAGAGAATGACGCACGAAAAGGTCGATGAATTGCTCAAGGCGTATCGGTTTGAGGTTGGACGCTGCGGTCATCTGGAAACGGAAATTGCACAGCTGCAAAAGGCCATTGCAAGTTCGATGGACAGCCTCGCGGAAGATGTGTCGGCTGTCAAGCCGCAGCAGTTTTCTGATATGCCCCACGGTACGACAGTTGGAAGCCCTACGGAGAGAATAGCTATCTTGCTCGCTTCTGGCTGGATTCCAGACTACCTCAAGGATATGCAGAAAGAGCTTGCAGAGTTGCAACAGGAATATGATGGAAGATATTTCACTGTCCTTTTCGTTTCCTCATGGCTCAAGGGTCTCACCGAACGAGAACGATGGATTGTGGAGCATCAAATAATAGATGGGGAGTACTGGAAAAATATTAGCAGGAAATACAGGGAAACTTTCACAGAGGATACTTCCAAATCCTCGTTGAAGCGGCTGAAAAAGCGGGCGCTGGAAAAAATCTATGCAATGGCAGAATGATGAAAAAATAGCTTGTAAAGTATTGCATTTTAAGTGCAAATAATGTATAATATATTGCAAAAAGGAGCTGATGAGCATGAGCACAAGCACGAATGTTACCGTCCGCATGGATAGTGATGTAAAGCGCGAATGTGAAGCGATTTATGGAGCACTTGGCATAAATCTTTCGACTGCCATTAACGTTTTCCTGCGCAAGTCCATTCGGGAAGGAGGCTTCCCGTTCGATGTGCGACTTGATGACCGGCCAAACAACGAAACCATGGCGGCACTTTGGGAAGCTGAGAAACTTGCGAAAGACTCCAGCGGGAAGCGCTATCACAGCGTTAGGGAACTGTTTGCCGACTTGGAGCGTGACGAGGATGAATAAATTCTTTCTCGACGACCTTAGCAATGAGCGGACAAAGTACGACATTGCCATCACAGCCCAATTCAGGAAGGACTATAAGCGAGCAAAGAAACGCGGCTTGAAGATGGAGGCTCTTGCGGAGGTCGTTATCATGCTTGCTAATGGTGAGGCACTGCCAGCAACGAATCGCGACCACAATTTGTCTGGCAATTGGATTGGGCACCGAGAATGCCATATCCTCCCTGATTGGCTGCTCATCTACCGCATTGAGGATGATGTGTTGGTGCTGACATTGGCCAGAACGGGAACGCACAGCGACCTGCTTGAAAAATAGCCCAAACCACGTGTTGGGGTGATTCTGCACTTGGTTTTTGTTGCACCGGATTTGCACCCCCCGTTGCACCGGATTCGCCTCTTTACAATTCAAAAAATCGTATGTATAATTAAAATATCCGTAATTGGCAGATGGAGTTACAACCATCTGCTTTTTTCATGCAGAAAAGAGGTGGCGGCTGTGGATGAGGAAAGAGGCATCTACAAGCACAAATCCAGAGGTCGTCAGCTCTTGCTCTTTGACGGGATGCAGTACGGCAATATCACCCCTACTGATATCGACATGACGATTGAGTATAAGGACAGGGCAAGAATCTTTGTTGAGGTCAAGGGGCGGTCAAAGGACGTCCCCACCGGGCAGCGGCTGCTCTTGCAGCGGTTCGTGGATGATTTCCGAGCCAGTGGGAAGGATGCCATCGCCATTATCGCAGAACACGACGTAGATGATTTGAACGAGGACATCCACATCAAAGATTGCTCCGTCAGAGAGATTTATTACAAGAAACGGGCTGACGATGCGTGCTGTAACTGGCGCAAGCCTCACGGCGCTTTCACCGTAAAGCAGCTTACCGATGCCTTTATTGAGCTGAACGCTTGAAATAATCGAAGGAGTGAACGGAAATGGCAAAACAGCAGATGGTTTACCTTTCCATCAAGGACATCAAGCCGTATGAGAATAACCCCAGGAAGAACGACAAGGCAGTTGACAAGGTGGCGGCTTCACTCGATGCGTTTGGAGCGCAGTCGCCAATCATCGTGGACAAGGATTACGTCATCATCGCTGGTCACACACGGTATAAAGCTGCCAAGAAGCTCGGCTGGGATGAGTTCCCGTGCGTGGTGGCTGATTCGCTGTCCGATGAGCAGGTCAGGGCGTATCGCCTCGCTGATAATAAGACCGGCGAGTTCGCAGAATGGGACGATGACAAGCTGGACGAGGAACTTGCTCGCATCCTGAACATCGACATGGAGAGCTTCGGCTTCGACCTCGGCGATGACGATGAGGACGATGACAAGTACACACTCAAGGTCAATATCCCCCAGTATGAGATTACAGGGGATAAACCGAACTTCGCCGATATGCTCGATTCAAACAAGGCCGATTCGCTGATTGAGGAAATAGAGGGCGCGGAAGGTATCAGCGACGAGGAACGCCAGTTCTTGATTCAGGCAGCCCGCAGACATAACGTGTTCAACTACCGCAACATCGCGGAGTATTACGCCCATGCCACCCCAGAAATGCAGCGGCTGATGGAACGCTCCGCGCTTGTTATTATCGACGTGAATGATGCCATCGCAATGGGCTATGCTAAGCTGTCCGATGACATTATGGCAATGATGGAGGAAAGCGACGATGCGTGACGATTTCGCGGTTCTCATCCTCACGCACGGGCGCGCCAACAAAGTAGTCACCATGAAAGGTGTTCTGCAGGCTGGAAATTATACAGGCAAGTGGTATATGGTCATCGACAATGAGGATGACCAAGCCGACGAGTACATCAAGCGCTATGGTCGAGAACATGTGGTCATCTTCGACAAGCAGGCCGTTGATGATTGGACAGACACCGCCGACACGTTCCACGAGCACCGCGCAATTATTTATGCCCGGAACCAGTCCTTCTACATCGCCCGTGAGCTTGGGTTGAAATACTTCCTGATGCTTGATGATGACTATACTGGTCTGCATCACAGATACATCGAGGATGGACACCTCAAGGCAAAGAAGTGTACGCAGCTTGACCGTCTGTTCGAGGACATGATTGAGTTCCTCGAAAGCACCGACGCGCTGACTGTTGCGTTTTGTCAGGCTGGCGACTTCATAGGTGGAGCCAACGGAAAGAGGTTCAGCGAGAAGGTCATCAGAAAGGCGATGAACAGCTTCTTTTGCCGGACTGACAGGCCGTTCCAGTTTGTCGGCACGATGAACGAGGACGTGACCATGTACACCACCCTCGGCAGTCGGGGTGCGCTGATTATGAGCATTACCGACTGCGCCATCATCCAGGCAGCTACGCAGGGAACGAAGGGCGGAATGTCCGAAGCCTACGCGGATGGAGGCACCTTCCTCAAGTCCTTTTACTCTGTCATGTCCATGCCCAGCGCCGTGCGCGTTGAAATGCTCAATAGCGCACACAAGAGGATTCACCACAAAATCAACTGGACTTGCTGTGTTCCGAAGATTCTGAATCAGCGGTACAGGAAGGAAGTGCAGAATGAATGACTGAGAGCAATATCAACGGCAGCAAGCTCATGTTCCATCCGGGGCGTGTTGCTGGCGACCATAGACCGATTACGGCTGATGTTTTCCTGAACAACTACTGCAACAATAAGTGCCCGTACTGCGTATATCGCCGTTGGGAGCTTGACGAAGGTGCATACGCGATGACCGCAGATGATTTCAAGAGGTATGCCACCCGATTGCAGGAGATTGGCGTACTCGGTTTTATCCTGACTGGCGGCGGCGAACCCATGATTACGCCGCAGTTCGACCAAATCACCGCGTGGCTCGAAGAAAACCACATCCACTATGGCATCAACACGAACTTGAACGTATTGAAATTCTGTGCGCCGGATTATCTCAAGGTAAGCCTTGACGGATGGGATGAGGACAGCTACGAAGCATGTCGTGGTGTCAGGGCGTATCAAGCCGTAAGAGAGAACATAATCCAGTACGACCGCTGGCGAAAGGTCCATGCCCCGTTTACGACGTTGGGCGTTCAGAAGGTCATCACAAGTTTCACCGACATCCTGCCGTTCTACGAGGCCAACAAAGACTTGCCGTTTGATTATATGGCCCTACGCCCTGTCGAGAGTACAAGCGGCAGCTACTACGCCACAAGCGACGCCAAGGAAGATGCGCAAAAGTGTATCAAACTCATACAGGCGTTACAGCAACAAGACAGTCGCGTCGTAATGAATTTCAAGTGGCAAATGCTCAATGACCGTTGTGACGAGTGTTTAGCGCACTGGGCGCAGATTGCAGTCAACGAACGGGGAAAAATCATGTACTGCTGCCACAAGCCCTACCAGCTTGTCGGTCATGTCATGGACGAAGACATCATGGCAAAACATGCCGCTGCCCACACGGATAAAAAAACCTGTGACGTGCCGTGCAGATTGACGGCTCCTAACGCCTATCTGAAAGCCCTTGCAGCCGGAACGAAAGACCCCTTCTTTATCTAAGCTATATTATTAAATATAATACAGTGTGTTTGGTATATTATAAAATAAACTAATATGCTTGATATAAGGAGCGGCAGGAAAGGAGGGATGCTCTACGGCTGGTGGAAAAGCCGGAAGGCCGCAGAAAGAAATCAAGAAAATCGAGTTCGAGAAGCTATGCGCACTACAATGCACACAGCAGGAGATATGCGACTTCTTCGAGTGCGACCACAAGACGTTGACGAGATGGTGCAAGCGGACTTATGGGCAGGATTATTCCCAAGTTTACGCTCAAAAGAGGTCTGGCGGCAAGATTTCCCTCCGAAGAATGCAGTTCAGGCTGGCTGAAAAGTCTGCGGCGATGGCGATTTTCCTTGGCAAAAACATCCTTGGTCAGAGCGACTACCCTGATAATGGGGGCAATGATGAGACTGTGAAAAAGGCAAACGCGCAAGTCCACGCTCTTGCCGACCTTATCAACAATCCTGTGGAGAACCTTACCATTGAGGAAGTTGAAGCAGACGAGGAAGAAGGTGCTGTGGAGTGATTGACTACGCCCCGTTTTGCCGCCGTCAGACCGAATACCTCAACCGAACAAGAACAGCATGGCTGAATGTTGCTGAGGGAGGAAAACGTGCAGGGAAAAACGTTATCAACCTCATTGCGTGGGCAATGTCGCTTGAAACACACCCTGACCGTCTGCATCTGGCAGCTGGCGTGTCCCAATCGTCTGCGAAGATGAGTATCACTGACAGCGATGGATTCGGGCTTCAATGGCTGTTTGCAGACAGGTGTAAAATGGGACAGTACAACGGCAGGGACGCGCTCATCATCCACACAAAGACCGGCGAGAAGGTTGTCATCATTGCTGGTGGCGGAGATTCCCGCAGCGCGAGCCTTATCAAAGGTCACTCTTACGGCACAGCCTACATCACGGAGGTCAACGAGTGCCACAAGACCTTCTTTCAGGAGGTTATCGACCGAACGCTGGCAAGCGGCAGACGACAGCTCTTTTTTGACCTTAACCCGAAGCCGCCAGCGCATTGGTTTTATGCCGATTTCCTTGATTTTCAGGATGCACTGTTCGCACAGGGAAAGAACCCCGGATATAACTACGGACACTTCACGATTCTTGATAACAAATCAATCCCACGCGCCGCACTCAAGGAAGCCTTGTCGAAGTATGACAAGGCCTCGATTTGGTATCAGCGCGACATCTTGGGAAAGCGCACGAGCGCAAGCGGACGCATTTACACATCGTACAACTACGAAGATGTTGCCGTTTCCCCTGCTGAGATTCGCAAGATGGATTTCGTAGAGATAACAGTCGGTATTGACGTTGGAGGAACCGACGCAACCGTTGCCACACTTACAGGGATTACGCGAGGATTCAAGGACATCGTTCACATTGATGGCATGTACCACAAGCAGGGCATCGACAATAAGATGGACGAGCAGTTGTACGCCAAAATGATTGTCGAATGGCTTATCCCTTTGGCGCGTGCTTATCCACGCATCGGTACGATTTATGTGGATTCGGCAGCAAAGCTATTCATCCGCGGCCTCAAGAATGAGCTTATGAGGCGCGGATTGAGCCGCTTCGATGTGCGCGGGTTTGACAAGTCTGACGGAATCCTTGAACGAATTGAAATGGCCTCTATGCTCCTTGCGCAAGGCCGTTACAAGATAAACAGCAAAATGGCGAAATGGCATGAGGCCTACCAAATGGCAACATGGTCGGAGGATGATTTCGAGAATGGCGAATGGGTGCGTACCGATGACGGCTCATATCCTGTTGACTGCCTCGATAGCTCTGAGTATTCCTTCTTCCCGCTTCGCCGCTATATTATTTAGATTGCTTCGATGACGTGGCTATAAGCCCCGGCCCGGCGTTCACCTTCTTTCCGCAGGGTGGTTGCCTGTCGCTACTTTCGATGTGTTTGAGCCGCATTAGTGATTTAAGGCAGCCTTTTTTACGATTGGAGGCGAGAACATGGACTACATGCAGGAAAATTGCCTGTCTACGTTCCTCACCCCGAAACAGGCGTGGGATGAGCTTCAGACGTACAAGTCTAATTATTATCGCAAGTATGCAGCCGCATACGGAGGTGAGCGAACAGAGCTTGCCGCCACGGCCGAAAGCGGTACGTTCTGGAAGCGCAACGGCAAATGCCGCATCCATGTTCCGATTGCCGCAGATATTGCTGCGACGAGTTCAGACTTGCTGTTCAGTGAGGAGCCGCGATTCACCTGTTACGACAAAAACGAAAATGACAGTAAAAGCCAGCAGCGCCTTGACGAGTTAATTGCAGCGAATAATATTCATGGCCTGTTGAATGAGGCTGCTGAAGTCAATTCGGCGTTGGGCGATATATATCTCAAGCTCAATAGCCGCCCTGATGATGTGCAATACCCCATCCTTACCATCACACAGGGCGATTGCGCATGGCCTGAATATGTGCTGGGCATTCTGAAATGCATCCATTTTTTCGATGAGTTGAAACGTGATTCGAGGAAGGACATCGTCTGGCGCATCTACGAGAGGTATGAGCGCGGTAAAATTGTGATGGCTATTTTCAAAGGCTCGTCCTCCGACCTTGGCACGGAGGACGTAACTGGGATGCTGGAACAGCTCGGTTACGAGCCGGAAATGACCACGCCCATTGACGATATGATGGCTGTTCATATCCCTAACATTAAGCCGAACAGAGCGTATCGTTCAAGCTTCCACGGCCGGTCCGACTACGATGGCTTGCGCGACATGATGGATTCTCTGGACGAAACCTATTCGAGCTGGATGCGCGATATACGGCTGGCTAAAGCGAGGCTTATTGTCCCCGCAGAATACCTACGCAGAAAAGCGTCTGACATGTTCAAGGAAAATGAGTACACCTACGAGTTTGACGAGGACGTAGAAACGCTAGTCGCGCTGGATATTGACCCGCAGTACGCTGGCGGCAGTCCTATCACGCCCAGCCAATTTGCTATTCGTGCGCAGGAACACGCGGAAACGTGCGCCGACCTGATGAGGAATATTATCACCATTGCTGGATATTCCCCGCAGAGTTTTGGTATCGGTATTGATGGCAATGCACAATCCGGTACGGCGCTCCACATCCGCGAAAAGAAGTCTTTCAATACGCAGGGCAAAAAGCAGACCTACTGGAAATCGCCCCTTGAGCAAATCATGACGGCCATGATTCGTCTTGACGCTATTTTGTTCCCCGGCAAAGGCAGTGAAGCAGACAATACGGTGGTGGTGCATTTTGCCGAAAATATGGCGAATGATATTTCAACTACATCGTCCGCACTTGAAATGCTTAATCGGGCTTCCGCCATATCAACTGAAATCAAAGTACAGATGTTGCACCCAGATTGGACGAAAAAGCAGATTGCCGAGGAAGTTGAACGGCTTAAAATAGAGAATGGCCTGAACATGCAGGAACCTGACATGATGCTTGGAGACTTTGATAATCCAAATGCTGTGAATGATGGAGGCGAGGACGGTGACGAATAATGCCGATTGCTGTTTCCGCATACGAGCGCCTTGCCGCTGAAATGCTGGAAGTCTATGAGCAGGCTGAAACCCACATGCTGGGACGGGTTGCTGTTCGTCTTAAAAAGGGTGTCGATGAACCGGGCTGGACAGAAACAAAGTACGCAGAAGTTACAGCTGTTCGGAAGGAATTGTCCGGCTTGGTTAGTGGATTATCCGGGAAGCGCAAGCAGATGTCGGCACAGTTTATAGCAGATGCTTACGCCGAGAGCTCCGAGGCGTTTATCGCCGAAGTGCGCTCGTTCGAGGAATGGGCTGACATGGGGAACCTTACGCAGAATGTTGCAAAGGTTACGTCAATCCTGGCCGAACTGGATGAATCGCTCGACGCTGCCGACAGGATGATTCTTCGCCAGGCAAACGATGTATATGCTGATGTGATTGGACGGGCAACGTCGCTCGCCGCCACAGGTACAATTACAGTTCGTGATGCAGTAGCCGATGAGCTGAAACGGTTCGCAGACCGTGGCATTACGTCGTTCGTCGATAAAGCTGGTCGCCATTGGGAAATGGCAACCTACGCAGAAATGGCGACTCTTACAGCCCTTGAACGGGCAACCATTGAGGGTTATACCGACACCATGCAAGCGTATGGATTTGATTTGGCAATTATTTCCAGCCATGTTGGAGCTTGCCCTTTGTGTGCTGCATGGCAGGGCGTTATTATTTCAGTGTCTGGGAAAGATTCAAATCACCCATCGCTCGCGGATGCCGAATCCAGTGGCGTATTTCATCCGAGGTGTTTGCACCACATTTCGACGTATTATGAGGGCATAAGCCGTGGAACGAGAAGCAGCCCGAGAGCTGTTCAGCCGCCAGACGAAGTGTACACGGCGCGGTCGGTGCAACGAAGATATGAATCCTCAATTCGACGGTGGAAGCGCCGCATGGCTGCGTCTATCACTCCACAGGATGAGCGAATTGCCTATGCTCACGTTAGGGATTATCAGGCGAAAATTCGGAATTTACTGTCTTCGTATAATTCCAGTACCAACAAAAACTACGACTGGCTGCCGAGAAAGTATTGGCGCGAGGGCGGTGAGGTCAGATTAAGCGCGGCAGCGAAGAAGCTGCCGCCCGTGAAACTGAAAGAATAAAATGCAGGAGGTATTACCCATGCCGAAAGTAGCTATCGCAGTTGATACCGCTGATATGCCCATGCCCGTAATGGTGTCTATCCCACTTGAAGATGCCGAGCAGCTATACGAGCTGTTCGAGGGTGTCGAGGCTGCCGACAGTCATTTCCACACTTGTCAGTCCGTGAATTTCCGTGATTATGTTAAAGCCGTTTATAAGGCAGCGAAGGTAAGCGCAGCGTTTTCGGACTTGAAACAAAAAATCGCACTGGCGAAAGGAGTGTAAATAATGCTCGCTGAGAAACCAGAAATAAAATCATTACGCATCGTTTTTGCAACTGAGGATGGCAACGAGGTAATGAGTTCCCATGCTTCGTACAGCGAGCAGAACATCAGCATCTCGTTCGAAATTCTGGATAGGTCGTATTGCGCCGCACACACAGAAGAAGTGCAAAGCGCGATTACGGCTTTCCTTGCCCGCCTCAACGCGGCGCTTGCCGAATGTGGATTACCCCTTGTCGTGACCAAGTAAACCTGCCTACAGGCGGTTAAAGAGCTTGAACGATAACAAAAACACCATTGCTTATGCGTGGTGTTTTTATATTGCCCGCCGCAGGGGTTTCCTGCGGACTGCCGAGCCGGAGAGAGCCGGTATAACAACTCAAAGCAGGAGGATTTTTCATGCCTTATGATTTTTTGAAGCCAGTCCTCGGTGAAGAACTGTTTGCGCAGTTCGAGGAAAAGATGAGCGGCGCGACTGGTATCACGCTCGTCAACATCGCCGATGGCTCCCACATCCCCAAGAGCAAGTTCGATGACGTGAATGGCAAGCTCAAGGCTGCCAATGCGTCCATCGCCACGCTCACTACACAGCTTCAGGAAGCCAAGCAGCAGAATGATGATACTGCTGCACTCAATCAGCAGATTGCGCAGCTTACCGCAGATGTTACTGCCCGTGATGCTGAGATTGCACGTCTTGGCTTGTCCTATCGCATCAAGGATGCCCTTCGCGGTCTGAACGTGCGCAATGCCGATGTAGTCATGCCGCTACTCAAGATGGAGAACATCACCGAGCAAGATGGAAAGTTGGTCGGCCTCACCGAACAGGTGGAGGAAATCAAAAAGACAGACGGCTATCTGTTTACTGATACCCATCAGCCTCGCGTTGGCTTTGGAGGCGCACTCGGCAATAATGCCGGGGGAAAGCCAGAGCCGTCCAGCGCTGATGCCAACGCAGCGATTCGCATGGCCGCTGGCAGACAGTAAACGTCCCAACTGTTTCAGATTTTGCAACGATTGAACGACTGATACGATTGGAGGAAAAACTATGGCGATTATCGACCGTACTGGCGCAGCTGTCCTTATCCCGGAGGAAAATTCCCGGGAGATATTCGAGCATGTCCCTGAGCAGTCCGTGGTGATGCAGCTCATGCGCCGTCTGCCGGACATGTCCACTAAGACCCGTGTGCTGCCCGTCCTGTCCAGCCTTCCGATGGCATATTGGGTGGATGGCGATACCGGCTACAAGCAGACTACCTCTCAAGCGTGGGAGAACGTCAAGCTGTACGCCGAGGAAATCGCTTGCATCGTCCCAATTCCTCAGAACGTGCTTGACGATTCCGACTATGATATTTGGGCGAACGTCCGCCCCCGCCTGACCGAAGCCATCGGCGCGACTTTCGATAAGGCCGTCTTGTTTGGCACAAACAAACCTGCCAATTTCCCGGATGGCATTGTAACTGGCGCCACCACTGCCGGCAATACTGTTGCTCTAGATGATAGCGCAAGCCTGTACCAGCAGCTTCTCGGCGAAGGCGGCCTTGCTGCGATAATAGAAGAAGACGGCTATGTTCCGAATGCTTATGTTGGCGCTGTCGGTATGCGGTCCAAGTTGCGAGGCTCCGTTGACGGTAACGGACTGCCAATCTTTGGTCGTGCCGTGTACCGCGATGGTGTCGGCTCCCGTTCCACCTACGAGCTGGATGGAAATTCTATCTTATTCCCTCGTACGGAAGTGATGGATGCTTCTAAGGCGCTGCTCATCGGCGGTGACTGGAACATGGCTGTTTGGGCTGTGCGCACTGACATCACCACTACGCTCCTCCGCGAAGCTGTGATACAGGACCCGTCCACCAAGGAAATCGTGTACAACCTTGCCCAGCAGGACATGGTTGCTCTGCGTGTAGTGTTCCGCGCTGGTTGGGCGCTGCCGAATCCCGTCAACCGCGTCAATCCCACCAAGTCTACACGCTATCCGTTCGCTGTATTTACTCCCGCCTCTGCGTAGAATGAGGCTGGCGATGGTGAGCAGACTGGCACCTGATTTGGGGGCGTAACGCTTGAACAAATGCAAACTCATTAAGCCTGTGCCTGTGATGGGGCGAGTTCTCCCTGTGGGCATGGTGGTCGATTCGCCTGATGCCTACAAAAACAAGCTCGTTGCCGAGGGCAAGGCTGTTTGGGTGGAAGCGGAAGATGTTCGGGCACAGGAAAATAACGAAGGGAGCAGCGGCGAAAGTCCTGCTCCCACTTCCGTCGTTCCGCAGAAAAAGGCTGGCAGAAAGAAGGTGCTGTAAATGGCTGATGTGCATATCATCTGTGCAGCCCCTACCGAGGATGAGCTGGAAATGATGAGGGATAAAATGCGAGCGTTCATCTTCCCGAACAATCCTCGCTCCGATTCTCAGATTGCCGCCTTTGATAAGGCTTGCACCTATCAGATTGCCCATGAAAAAACCATTGCGGCGCAATGCGGAGATAATGCCTTGCCGCAGGGGACAGAATCGTTCCAGATTGGCGATTTCTCCATGTCTTTTGATGTGGATTCGATGGGCGGTGCGCTGAACAAGAAAACCGTATGCCCGGCAGCCTATGGAGTTCTGCTCCGTGAGGGATTGCTGTATAAGAGCGTGGAAAGGTCGTACTGATATGGCGCTGATTGATGCGTTCCTGAAAAAGACTGCCCGAATCAAGCCGTATATACGCGACGCTGGTGGGGAAGTCATCTACGGGGAAGAAGAATATCGTAAGTGCAGGCTCCAGCGCGGCGGGAACCTTCGCACGACCCACAAGAATCCAGACGGCCAGATTGACCAAGTGCTTGCAAATGCGAAGATGTTTTGCACAGGAATGCCCATCCCAGCGAAAAGCATTATCACATGCGATGGTGAGGAATTCGTCGTGATGCGCTGCGATGTTGCGACTGGTTTTTCCGATGACCACTTGGAGGTGTATCTGGAATGAGCGCGAAGGTCAAGCTCAAGCTGGACAAACAACTCATCAAGAACGTCACCAAGAGCGGGAGCAAGCGGGCTACTTGGATGGCTCTTGACCACCTCGCATCGGTCAGCAAGCAGCAAGTCCCTCTCGACCAAGGGCCGTTGAAGAATTCGTGTGCTGTCGATGTGAATGATGACGGCAGCCAAGGGACCGTCAGCTACGATACGCCCTATGCCGTCGTTCAGCATGAGAATAGGAACTACCGCCACCAGCGCGGGCGTAAAGCGAAATACCTTGAAGACCCTGCGTTCGACAAGAGCGTGCATCGAGAGATGGCTGAGCTTGCGCAACGCGGCTTATCTGCTGAAATGGAGTGATGCAGAATGAATTTGATTGAGCAATTTGCTCGGCATATTGAGTTCTGCGGACTCGGGCAAGTCTCTGACAAGGAAACGGACGGCAATATCTTTTGGGGGTTGATGCCCGACCAGCCAGACAATGCTATAGGCGTGTTTTCAACAGACAGTGGTTATGGCGGTTCAGAGGACGGAGCGAGGGTTCAGGTTATCGTAAGGGCAACAACTACCAAGGCAGCCTACGAGATATCGCAGAACATCGTTGAGGAATTGGCAGAATTCGACGGCTACCTCGCTGGCGATGGGGCGAGGGCGCGAATCGATGTTATTAACGCTTCCGCTGGGCTTGGCGTTGATGATAAACGCCGGGATATGTATTCCAGCAATTTTCTGGTTCACTACTGTAACTTTTGACCCGCATCTGATGCGGGAGAATGGAGGAACAAGCTATGGCAAAAGGTCGTAAGAATGGCTGTCCCGTAAACATCAAGAATTGGCTTGTTTATATTCTTGATGTAGCTACACAGGAGTTCGTTCGCATTTACGGGATGAACAGCCTTACCCGCAGCACCGACAGTGAAACCGAGGACGGTTCTGCCGAAACCGATGTTTGGGCAGAACCCTATGTCACCAAGCGCAGCGGCAGCATCGAGCTTGAGGGCAAGGAGGTTGTTGTAGAATCGACTGGCGAGAATGATGCTGGTCAGGAAATGCTGAACAACTATGCGGACGCCGCTGGTTGTGATGCTGATGCCACTCTTAAGTTCGTTGACCCCTATGGTCATGCTTGGGTGGGCGACTATATTGTGACTGGCCGTGAAACCTCTGCCGACGAATCCGGCACTACATTGTCGTGGTCGCTGGAACAGGTGGGCGAGGTGGAAGTCCTGCCATATGAGCAAGTAACTGCAGTTGCGCTAAAAGACGGCGAGAGCGCGGCTGAAAGCCTCAACCTAACCATTGGCGGTGCAGCGAAGATTATTACCGTCGATTTCACTCCTGCTACCGCCTCCAATAAGCGGTTCAAGGTGACAAACAACAAACGTACTGTGGTGAGCGTGTCCAACGTTACCGAGGAAGGCTTCACTATTACGCCTCTATCCGCTGGCACTGCGACCATTTCCGTCACCACTGTCAGCGGTGGCAAGACCGCCAACTTGACCGTCACCGTGGCGGCTTCGTAAATTTCATGGGGAGGATACTTTCGAGTGCCTCCCCTTTTTCGTGATTGGAGGGTAATGCATGAGCAAGATTCTGGATTTCGACAAATTTATTTCCGAAAAGAAGAAAGAAACCATCACTGTCACCGTCCTCGGCAAGGACTATCCCGTTTCGATGGAGATTCCTGCCATCGTGCCAGTTATGATGGCGCGCGCCGAAGCATCTCTCGACCAGCAGCAGTCCACCAAGATGGTTATGCGGGCTGCCGATGCCATGTTTGGCCCTGAAAACGTGGATGAAATGTGCGCTCATGGCCTATCAGCTGGAGACCTCGCTAACCTCGTCCAGCAGCTCTTCAAGGAGATTAATGAGGGCTCCGATGACGAGGAAGACATCGAGGAAGTCACTGACGAGGACAGCCGTGTCCAGACTGGCGCGGGTAAGCGGGCAAAAAAGTAAATATGCTCCACATCTGGGATGCTGTGGAAGCCGACTTTCTGCGTGACTACCACATTTCGCTTGTGGAGCAAATCGATACCATGACATGGAGGCTGTTCCTCGTGTTGCTTAACAATCTCTCACCAAATGGGGCTGTCGCCGTGAGAATCAGGGCAGAGAACGAGACGAAAGAGCCCGACGAGAAAACAGACGAACAAGCTGCCAACGCTTTCTTTTCGTCCATTGTGTCTGTTTAAGGATGCTTGTTGCATTGCTTGAGCATTTCTTGCAGCATTTGGTCTTATGCTCCAAGCATCGTATTTTATGCTTGGAGCATACAGTACGAATAGTCGTCTATGCTTGTAGCATGGAAAATGAATGCTCCAAGCATTGCTTGAGCAATGCCAGAAAGAAAAAGAACCAAAAAGAAAGAGATGAACAAGAAGCTTATATATATTACTATACTTAGTTAGAGTAGTCAGTAATTATAGTATAGTCCAGATACACAGGATGCAAAGAAGAATTCAAGTTAAAGTGCGTGGGAGGTTTCACACATATGCATTAAATTTTTTTAACGAGTTTCTCAGACGTTTCTTGCCACTCAATGTGATTTTATAAGGCCGATAATTTGGACGGATTATATTGGCGTATAAGGCCAAAAAAGGAGCGTCACCCTGCGCTCCTTTTTACTGTTATACCTGCCAGCTTTTGCCGCAACCTTGGCAGACAGCCTCCTTGTGGTGGTGAAAATTGGTTTTGCTCTTGGTTCTGCCGATGAGAAGCCAAAGTCCAAATGTGCAAATTATCAGGATTGTGCGACCGACTCTCCAAAGGCAACCTCTGTTTCTCGTGCGACCTGAATCTTGGACCATTGTTACGCTTACATTGGTGCTACCACAGCGAGGGCACTTCATATACAACACCCCCTCTCCCACAAACTAAGTTAATTATAACACATTCAGGAAATTAAGTAAAGTACATTCATGGTACTGTTTGGCACACGGAGGTGATATTATGGCGCTTAAAGTCGGCGAACTGTATGCGTCCTTCGGCATTGATACATCCGGCATTGATAGCGCAATCAGTGGTATCGAGCAGAAGTGCTCGGACATTGCCTCCAAGCTCGCTAAGACTGGTACTGGCCTGTCCCTTGCCCTCACAACCCCGATTGTCGCCTTTGGCAAGGATGTTCTCAACGTTGGAATGGAGTTTGAGGCGCAGATGTCCAGAGTTCAGGGCATCAGTGGCGCAACAGCCGCAGAGCTTGAACTGCTCACACAGACCGCCAAAGACCTTGGTGCGTCATCTGTTTACTCCGCTTCTGAAGCAGCACAGGGCATGGAATACCTTGCGAGTGCTGGCTTCGAGGTTGGAGAAATCATCGCTGCAATGCCCGGTATGCTCGACCTCGCCGCTGCGAGTGGTGAGGATTTGGCTACCAGCGCGGAGATTGCGGCATCCATGCTCAACGGATTTGGGCTGGAAGCGTCCGAAGCCGGACATGTAGCCGATGTACTCGCGGAAGTTGCCGCAAGGACAAATGCTGGCGTGTATGACATGGGTGAAGCCATGAAGTACATTGCGCCCGTTGCGAACACGATGGGGCTTTCGCTGGAGGAAACGGCGGCAGCAATTGGTCTTATGTCTGATGCTGGCATCAAGGGTTCCCAAGCCGGTACTACGCTTCGCGCTGCTCTGTCACGCATGGCAAAGCCGACAGAAGTAATGCAGATGAAGATGGACGAGCTTGGCATTTCGTTCTACAACAGTCAGGGCGAGATGAAGTCCATTACCGAAATCGTTGGTATGCTGCAGACCAGCTTTGTCGGTTTGACCGACGAGCAAAAGCAAAATGCCCTTGTCACCCTGTTTGGTCAGGAGGCCCTGTCCGGCTGGATGGTGTTGCTTGAAGCGGGCCCGGACGCCCTTGCAGAAATGACCGCAGGGCTTGAAAATTGCGACGGTGCTGCAGAAAACATGGCCGACACTATGCTGGATAATCTAAAGGGTGCGATTGAAGGGTTTAATGGCAGCCTTGAAACGGCTAAATTGAACCTATACGATAGTTTTGAACCTGCGATGCAGACGGCAGTTGAATCTGCCACGGAGCTTGTTGATTCGTTCAATCTGCTTGACGAATCTTCCAAGCAAGTGGTTTATAAGGTTGCGGCTCTTGCCGCTGCTGCTGGCCCTGCAATGGTTGCGCTCGGTGGCATCGTCAGTGCTGTAGGAAAGCTCGTTCCGGCGCTTGCTGCTCTCGCAAGTCCGGTGGGCATTGTTGCTGGCGGCCTTGCCTTATTCGCCGTTGCTGCGATTGATGCGAACAACGACATAGGTAAGGCGTTTGAGAAGATGAGCAAAAAAGCAGCTAAATCCTTGAAAAGCTTGAACGCCAAAATCCCTGACGCAATGGAAACTGTATCTAAGCGAATCCCTGCCCTGTGCGAATCATTGATTGCTGGCATTCAGGAGATTGTGCCGGAGTTCGTGAGTACAGCTATGTTGGCTATTACTGGCTTTGTCGATACGATAACGGACAATGCGGCAAATATCGCAGATGTGGGCGAAAGCATCATAGTCAGCGTGGCTGATGGAATTTCCCGTAACCTCCCGAAGCTCATCAAATCAGGTGCTGAGATGGTAACGAGCATTGGTTCGGCACTTATACGCAATATCCCTTCACTAGTAGAATCAATCGGCTCCATTGCTGGTGCTATCTGGGACGGCATCGTAAGTACGGACTGGCTCGCTCTTGGCAAGGAGATTGTGGCGGCTATTGGCGATGCCCTTTCCGGGCTGGTGGATTTGTTCAAGGGATGGTTCGAAGATGCCAAGGAGGCCGTTAAAGCTGTTGAATGGAGCGAAATCTGGAACACCATTCAGAATGCTTTCGAGGTGTCGTCTACTTGGCTAAAGAATCTCATTCTCGGCGACGCCGCTACGGATTCTTCAACGTGGAACGATGTCGGTACGAAAATTTGGGGCTGGATTAGGTCTGGTATTTCGGTGACTGGCGACTGGCTAAAGGAACTTGTTCTTGGAGCCTCTTTCACACCTGATTCACGTTGGGGTGACGTTGGTTCTAAGCTGTGGGAGAGCATCAAAGGCGGGTTCTCAGCTACCGGAGACTGGATTAAACAGCTTGTACTTGATGACGGATATACGCCTGACGCCTCGTGGGGAGAAGTCGGCACCAAGATTTGGGATGCCATTAAGCGAGGCTTTAGCGCTACTGGCGATTGGATTAAGGAGCTTGTGCTCGGTGAAGATTTTACAGCGGACAGCTCGTGGGCAGACGTCGGTGAAAAAATTGTCGGCAAAATTGCTGAGGGATTGTCTAGCCTCGACCTTTCGAATGAGGCTATGGCGGCACGAATCGGTGATATGTCAAACATCGCCAGCGCTCTTGCGGAAAAAATCGTGTCTGGCAAAGTCGATTTCATTGCCCAAGCAACGACGTTCATCACACGCTTGATGCAGGGCTTTAACGGGGTGTCTTTGGATGGGTTCGCGGATATTTTCAACCTACTTGCTGGCAGCATCATCGACGGAATTGGAAATGGTATAGAAGCCATTGGAGATGCTGGAGCGAAAATCATCGGAAAAATTGCAGACATTCTTGGTAGTGAAGGATTTGCAGACTTTACGGAATCTTTGAAAAATGTTGCAACTAGCCTCATAGAAAAGCTCGTCGAACAAATTCCAAAAGTAGCGAATGCGGCGGCTGATATTATCGGGGCAATTGCCGGATTTTTTAATAGTGCCGGATATGAACAGTATCTGGATGGAGTGGTCGATTTTGCCGGCGCAATTATTGATGCTCTGGTAGAGGCTATCCCGGAAGTTGGCGACGCCGCAAATAGGATTGTTGGTGCAATTGGCGAATTGCTTACTGGAGATGCGATACCGAATCTCCTTGGCGGCCTAACTGATATTGCAAGCGCCATTATTAACGGAATCGTAGACGCCATCCCGGGGCTAGTTGATTCAGCAAAAGATATTGTAACAACGATAGGTGATACCCTCAAGAAAATGGACTGGGCAAATATCGGGGACAAACTCGGTGGGTTTGCAACAGCGTTGCTTGATGGGATAGTTGTTGCGTTTGAGGCGCTAGGTTCGTCTGATTTTGCTGGACTCATTACGGCTATTGGTGATGGGATTGTAAGAGCGGCAGAAGGCCTTGCTACTGCTGCTGGAACACTCGTCGGAAAACTCGTGGGCTTTCTGCTCGACCCGTCGAATCTCGCTAAGATAGCGCAAGTCGGCGTGCAATTTGTTGCGGAGCTGGTCAAGGGCGTTATCGGCCTTGGAACTAGTGCAATAGAAGGTGCAGCTGGCGTATTGGCAAATGCGATGGTCGGGCTTTTCAGGGGCATTTTCGGTATTCAGGTCGACCCATACGTAGAAGAAATGCTGAATCAGTTCTACGATATGGAGTTTGATGTTCCTATCGAACGCTTTGATGGGCTTGGGAAAGCATTAGGGGCGGCGCTTATGGACGCGATGGCTGCTACCCTTACGAGTACCAAAAAATTGGAAGATGCTGTATATTCATGGGGGGTGGTTATAGAGAGCGGATATACGGAATATATGCCGGAATTTGAATGGCTCGGCAATGAGAGTGTAGTCAGCCTATACAGAGGATTCCTCAGCGGGATGGAATCCCATACGGCTACTGTAGAAGAATCCGCGAGAGCAGCGGCGCTGCTTATCGCCGGTGGGTACGGTGAAAACTTAATTGACGGATTCTATATGCAACAGCCCGAAGTCTACGAATCCATTATTGCTTTGATTGGTTCTGGGACTGTTGACCTCAATGCCATCGCCGCCGAATACGGCTATGACATTGGCGAAGTGATGGGAACTTCGCTCCCCGAAGGCTATACCTTTGCTCTGCAAGACGGCTATCTGGCTATTCAGGATGCCACCGGTAACTTGTTGTGGATTGCGCGAGATAGCATAGAGACTGGCTGGAACATGGATGAAGTTATGTCCGGACTATGGGATGCAGCCTTTGAGACAACTCTTGCAGACATACGGACATGGCGGCCAGAACTCGAAACCACACTACAAGAGATTGGCGTTGATGCTGGTGCTCTCCTTGGCGTTGCTTTGCCGGATGGCGTTGCAGAAGGACTTCAAAGCGGCAAAATGTCTATTGAACAGGCGGCTGCGGAAATCGCTGCGGCTGCGGCAATCACGCAAGAAGATGTTGCGCAAGTTGTTACGGACAATACCGCAAAGGGCGAAGAAACAGGACAGGCAGTCGCAACCGGACAAGACAACGCACAACCATCAGTAAGCGAAGCAAGCACGGGGTTGCATGATACCGTTACTGGAGCGTTTGAGCCGCTGCCAGACGAATTAACGGAAACTACGGATGCCGCTATGTCCGGCATGGAAACATCCATCCTCGCTGGTAAAGCGCCCAGCGAAGCGGCGGCTCTGCAGGTATCAGATGCGATTGTACAGCAGTTTGTGCTTAATATGAGTGAATCCAATGGTAGGCAAATCGGCACAAAATGGATGAATGCTATTAGAAATGCCCTTGTTGCTGCTACTGGGACGATACGAAGCACGGCATCAAATGCGGCGAGGGGGGCTGTGTCGGCTGCGTCCGCTGCCCTATCCAGCAGTGTGGGTAGCGGGATTGGCTCGAATTTTGCACGTGGCATAGCGGCTGGGATTCGCTCAGGAAGCAGTGCAATATCCGCTGCTGCACAAAGCGCGGCGCAGTCGGCCCTCAACGCTGCCAAATCGAAGCTCGGCATCAAAAGCCCATCAACGGTTGCGGAGAAAGAAGTTGGCTGGATGTGGGATGCAGGACTTGCACAAGGAATACTCGGCAAGATGGCGCTCGTTGAACGGGCAGCATCGGATGTATCTGAGTCGCTGCATAGCTCATTCCTCGTGGGCGACCCATCGCGTGGAACGGTATATACATCTGGAGACACCATTCGCCAGACGGCGAAACGGACTGCGGATGCTACCAGCGATAGACAGTCTATATTTGAGAGTGCAGAAGCCATTGGGTATGCGATAGCCGCCCGTTTGATTGAATCCGGCGCGCTGGATAGCGACATCTACATGGACAACGAGAAGGTTGGCGAGAAGGTAACGAAGCCCGTCAGCCAAAGAATCGCAAAGAAAACTCGGCAGACCGTCAAAGGTCGAACCGCGCAGGGGGTATTCGCGTGATTTTCGGAAATGTTCATCTTGCGTCCTTTGGGCATTGCAAGGTTTTGAGCTGGAAAAACGACATCTTCACGGATTTCGAGCGCAAAGAGCTTTCCTATCGCGGACGAGTGCTTGCGGCCGTTGAAGTCCCGACCATCCGAACTATCGAAGCCACAATCCTTGTCCGTGGCAGCACAGTCAAGGACGTTGACAAGAAGTTGAAAGACATCGGCAACTGGCTGTATGATGCTGGAACCACTAAACTGTTCGCAGAACGCGACACAACTCATTATTATCTCGCCCGCTGCACTTCGGTTTCCAAACCGGAGCGCAGCGGCGCTTCCGCAAGGATTACCGTAGTTTTTACTTGTGCGGATAATAGGTTGTACAACATCTACAATAATCAGCCTATCGTGACAGCGACCAGCGATATGAGTAATTTCACCTTCGCTGGAAAACACTGCCTGAACCATATGGGCTGTATTTTTGTGCTTGACAGCATTGATGCGTTGCCCCATGCACAAATTAATAAATACGAGATTGCTGGACAGAGCGGTACTCTTCGGTATGATTCCGGTGAAGGAATCGTATTTTCTGAAAAGACACTTTCCGGCACTTTATATTTTGTTAAGCGGGGCCTTGATGGGCTAATGGCCGAAGAGGAAATCACCCACAGGCTACATTCAATTTCTTCATGGCTTGGGAATTCCGGCAGAGCACAGCTTATCCTTGACAGCGATGTGACGCGATACTATGAAGCGGAAGTTGAAAGCAATCAGACGTTTTCCCGTAAGGATTGGGAGAACGGCTCAATCAAGCTGAAAATGGTATTGCAGCCGTATTCGTGCAGCATTGCACAGTTTTCCGCGACCCAATCCATCGTATTGAGTGCAAACACATCTGCAATCATCATTCTTTCTTCGCTGTCGATTGGATATACTACGCCGCTGCTCATTGAGATTACCAACTTAAGCTCCACGGCAATTACCGATTTGTGCATCCAGTATCGCAATGAAAAAAACGAGCTGAAAACCATGCGCCTAAAATCGAATGGATTTAGTGTTGATAACGGTCAGACGCTTTCGATTGATGGCTTATCTGGAGACATCAATCAAGGTGGTGTAAGCGGCGTTAAATGGCTTGAATCAGGTGATTTTCCCGTCCTCTCCGTGAACGGTGAAAGGGAAATCCGAATCATATCTTCCACGGCTGCTACGGTGGGCGTAACCGTGAAATGCAATGCGAGGTGGCTCTAAAATTGAAGCCGAGAATCTACAATCGTGAAATGGAGCTTGTCGGCGTATTGCAGAACGCTTCTGCCATCGGATATGTGAGGACGCACAACGACTTGTTCACGGCTTCGTTTGCGCTTCCATTCGATGATTCGAAGAATGCTCTTTGCGACACCCACTTCATCGTTGACATCTTTGATGGAGAAACGAGCAAAGGCAAATATCGCATACTCGATGAGCCGGAAACCGACCTCACAACGGCTGGGCAGTTTGCCCGCTATTCCTGTGAGCATGTTATCGCTTTCCTGCTTAATGACGTTATTGACGGCTACCTTGAGTTGGGAGGAACTGGAGTAACGACACGGGCAGTCATTGAAAGGCTATTATCCATGCAGAACGTAAAGCGCTGGACGCTCGGAACGTGCGATTTTGATTATCAGTTCCAGTATTCATGGGAGAACACCAATCTGTTGGATGCTCTATTTTCTATCCCGACTTGCTTTGTGGATGATTACCATTGGACGTACAACACGGATTCCTACCCGTGGACGCTAAATCTCGTGCGCCAGAACAAGGACAGGACTTGTGAGATTCGCAGGAAGCGGAACATGCAGTACATCAAGCGCGAGAAAGATTCTTCTGCGTTATGTACGCGTCTGTATTGCAAGGGTAGCGGCGAAGGTGTGAACCAGTTGAACATCAAAGAAGTCAATGGCGGGCTTCCGTATATTGATGCTGACACCATCGAAATGTATGGAACGATTTGCGGCCACTACATCGATTTGACCCTCACGGACGCTGAAACACTCCTTGCGAAAGGTCGAGCCGTATTGGAGGAAGTAAAGCACCCGCGCTACACCTACAAAGCCAAAGCCGTTGACCTCTGCAAAGTGACCGGGCTTGATTGGCACACCTTCGATGAAGGAAAGTTCGTTCACATCATTGATGAGGAAAAGAAAATCGACCTCGATGCAATGATTATCGAAGTCAGCAAGCCGGACGTGGATGGCGACCCGCTGGACGTTGATTTGACTATAAGTAACAAACCTTCTGATGCTTCCAGTGCCATTGAGGATTTGTCCAGGAGGGCGGCAATTACGGCGCAGTATTCCCAGGGTGCGACAAACCTCTATTCCCAGCAGTATTCGGATAATGCTGATACAGAGCATCCTGCTACAATGCGCTTCTTTGTCCCAAGGGAATGTGCAAAAATAAATAAGGTATTGCTCAGTTGGCAGATTGATGCGTTTCGCGCATACGAAACAGGAGCTGCAGCTGGAGGTGGAATTGCCACTACTACGTCTGCAGGAGGAGAATCTACAAATACTAGTAGCTCGGGCGGGGGGAGCACACGCACAACATCGAGTGGGGGTGCGACAACCGTCACGACAGAGACTCAGGTGTATGCCGGAGCTGTGAGCATATCCGGGCCCGTAGATATGTATGGCGATTCAATGATTATGACTGGAGAGGCTACCAACAACTTCGTGCAGACCGGAGCTGCTAGTGGGCGTACAGGAGCCAGTACGGATATTAGTACTACTGAGAGTGGAACTCTTGAGACAAATACGAATGGGAGTCATAGTCACACGTTCGCTGGGAGCGATACTATAGCCAATGGACATACGCATAGCATCTATTCGCCAGGGGAGTCGACAAATACTGGAGGTGTATCGAACAATGCAACGCACTATGTTAATATTGCTGGGACTACTGATGCTGGCGGTGCGCATATACATTATGTGGAATCGCACAGGCACACTGTGCCAGCGCATTCGCATACACTAAACAGTCATACGCATAGTCTGGCAATCCATCAACATGCAATGGACCATGTGCATGCAGTCAGCGTGGGCGTAACAATCCCCGCGCTTGGAATTTCGATTCCGAGTCATATCCATATTGTTGATATTCCTGCACATGAACATAGTGTAACAGTTCCGAATCACACGCACGATTTATCCATTGACGACCATACGCATGAAATTGTATATGGGATATATGAAGGCGGGTATGCGGATGGTGTTGACTTGGTCGTGGACGGCACTACAATACCGCCGGAAGCATTAGAGGAAAATGAAATCGATATTGTTGCTTATTTGGATAAGGACAATAACGGGAAAATTACGCGCGGCACATGGCATGAAATTAAAATCGTTCCTAATGGATTGACTCGAATTGAGGCTAATCTGTTTGTGCAGACATTCGTCACGTCGTATAGTGGCGGAAATTATTAGAAGTGGAGGTGCTGAAATTGAGATGGACAATCAAGCAAATAGTTGATTTGTCTCAAGGGTACCAATGTGGCGTCGTGCCAGATGTGCTTATGATTCCTGGCGATGAGCAGGCGCATACGTGGACTGTGGAAATCATGGAAAATGGTCAGGCTGTTGATTTGTCCGGATGTACTGTAAATGCATTTTTTGTGCGCGGCGATGGGAAAACTGTATTCATTGTCGGCTCCGTTGATGCGAATTCAGCATCTGTTGTGCTTGCACATGAGTGCTATGCGATAGCTGGATTACTGCGCGGCATCATGAAAATATTAAAATCTGACAGTGTGGTATCAATCTGCGAAGCTTTTTTTACTGTCCGCGAATCAATACCAGGACAGTACATCGACCCTGGTGATGTTGTTCCGTCGATAGAAGATATTTTGCAGCAGATGGACTCATTGGCACAGCTTGGCGAAAATGTATCAGAAGCCGAAAGCTTGCGTGTGCAGGCTGAATCGGAGCGCGTCGAGGCTGAACAGAAGCGGGATGAGGCGGTTGCACAAATTGTGCAAAACGCAGAAAGTGGTGTATATGATGGCGCGACATTCACGCCCGCTGTGAGTGCCGAAGGCGTGATTTCGTGGACGAACGACAAAGGGCTTGCCAATCCGCAAAGCGTGAACATCAAGGGTGCGGATGGGCTGTCTGTGGAGTTGCAGCAAGATGGCGAGTATCTGCAATGGCGGCAGTCCGAAGGCGCGTGGCAAAATCTCGTGGAGCTCTCAGCTATTACTGGCCCGGCCGGGGCGGATGGGACAAGCCCGACCATCTCCATTGGTACGGTTGTACGAGCGGAAACCACCAGCGAGGCAAGCGCGACTTTTACAGGGACCTATCCGGCTTATGTGCTTAATCTCGTGTTGCCCAAAGGCGACACGGGTGCGACAGGCCCTACCGGCGAAACGGGCCCGGCTGGCGCGGATGGCGTTTCGCCCACCGTGGATGTGAGCAAGTCCGGCAAGATTACGACTATCACCATCACCGATGCGCAGGGCGCGCACACTGCAACCATCCATGATGGCGCGGATGGTAGCGGAACGGGCGACATGCTCAAAGCGACGTATGA